ATTCAACCCAAATTGCAGAAACGCCCCCGTCAAGGGCATCTGTAAAGATTTCTTTTGTAAAAGATGCGAGCGAATGCCCCTCAAGATCAACGTCATCAAAGAAATTGCTCCACTCTGAGGGCACGACTTCAGGGATAGACACACCCTTGCGAAGCGCCGTACCAACAACAAGGTCTCTCAGGTGTGAGTAATAGTTCTGAAAGCTGCTCTGTGCGCGTGTTTTGCGCACTTCATAGCTCTTTTGCTCTTCTAAGTAATCCTGAGGTAGATACTCATCAGATGCCTCAAAGAGATAGAACTCAGGAAGCGTGCAAAAACGAATAGGGGCAAGACGCGAAAACTGTTCTGCTTGCTCAATCGAGTACGCATCTACGCCGGATACTTCTTCAAATGCTTCCTCATATTCAGGAAAACGCCGCTCAAAAGGCTCGGCGATCAAGTTATCGGCTGTTGGGACCAGCGAGTTGGGAATGATCGTCACCGCTCTTTAGAGTCTTTTCATGCAGTGTAGCTCTTAAAAGCTCAACGCCAACGCGGGCGAGAGAAGTGAGCTGTTGCACGTGGCATTGTTTGCCAAACCAAATAGCGCAAGGCGTCACCAGCGTGAGAAAGATCGTGTTTACCGCCTTTTTGAGGACGGTAATTTTCATCGTAGCCCCAATTTTCAAGACTTTGTAGCGTTTCTGGACATGTTGTCGGATTAACAAGAACATTTCCAGAATGGATATACATGTTTGCGTGTGAGATCGTTTCTGCGACTGGTGGGTTGCGGCGTTCTGCAACAACTTTGATACCGGCGCCCCGAAGAATGTCGTGATCACTTTCCGTTGCGCTTGTGCTGGCATGACTGCCGCTGGCGTCCGGGTAGCAAGTCACCATGCCATTTGCAAGCTGCCTGGGGAATTTGCGTTTGACGTGCTCGATCAAATCAAATGTTGTGCGGCAGGTGTGCTCATCAAAGATATGAACCGCCTGCCCCGTGGGCGATGGGCGAACAACGGCGTAGCAAGATTGACTCTTGCCCACGTTGAAGTCGGCGCCGAAAACAATAAGTTCGTTTGCTTCTGGATAAAATACACTTGTACAGTGCTTTTGACGATCAAACTCGTGAAAGACAGTTGCTTGTGCGAGATTAACAAATTCGCCGTTCAAATAAGCTTCAATCAGATTGGCGGGATAAGTAGCTCTCAGGTTTTCAATAAAGCCTGGATCAAGATATGGGTTGTCTGCTGTTTTTGCTTTATATAGCGCTTTTTCATCTGATGCTTCTCGCACGAACATGTTGTAGAGAGCTTTGTGACCCTCGGGCGTAGATGCAAAGCCAAGTTGAGGGCATTTCCCTACACGAACGCGCCCTTGAAGTTTTACAATTGCTGCCTCCGCTGTATGCGTCGAAACTGTATCAATTTCGTCAACAACCATACTTGCGGCGTTAACACCAATAATTCTGTTGTAATTTTCAAATGAACGCAAAAGAATAGGGGTGTCACCCTTGGATAATTTCAGCGTAAAGACAGGGAGTGGGCTTGTGCGAAACTCATGCGGAATTCCGTATCTATCAAGTACACTTTGCCACGCAGGAATTGCAACGTCGCGCAAAAGTGGGATTGTGGGCTCAAGGAATAGATGCGTAAAACCTGGACTGCGAAAACATAAAAGTATTGATTTCGTTACTGCTGCAAAACTCTTACCGCTACCAAATCCCCCACACAGCGCCACCATGCGATGATCAAAGTCTGTGACGAAATCTTTTTGATGCGGAAGCAAATCGGAGATTATTTTGATCTCACAGGCGGAGTGATCAAATGTGTTATTGCCACGTCGTGCAATTGCGCGCAGTCTTGACGTGTCTTCAAACAGCCCAAGCGATTGCAGCGCAGCTCGATCTGCATAGCGACTACTACGCGCTTTCGCTGGCATGAGAACTTCTCGACTTGTTTTTACTCTACAACACTACGCAATACAGCTTCGCTGATCGCTTCGTTGCATCACTACTTCTTCTTGCGACGGTGTTGATAGCTTATCTTCTTGGAGCTTGTTTTTTCACGCTTGAAGCGACGCTTTTCTGCAGAGGTCATCTCCTTAGAGGTCTTCGGCGTGTCAGTAGAAACTCTTTTGGATGGGCGGCAAGCTGGATAGCCCTCACGCTTCTCGCCCTTCGAGCGCCCACAGGGTTTGCCCGTCTTCACGTCCACCCACTCTTCATCGAACCAGCGAGTGAGCCCCGACTTGGCTTTTCTAGGCATGACGACGACTCACTTTTCTACACGATAACGCCCACCCCGCTTTTTATATTCACGCACTAACCAAGCATTTGCGTATGCGCTAGGATAAACTTTGAATTTACGTTTTGCAGCAGCTTTTACGCGAGCGTAGAGAGCTTTGTCAACGGGGACGTTGCGTGACACGAGAGCTAGCGGGCGACTAAGAAAAGTCTATTCGAGAGCTATTCAGCGAAGAATAAAACATCAGGGATAAAGTCGCTATCGCGTAGTTCGGAAAACGATTTTTTAGCAACATCATCAGGGATAAAATTAACAAAAGATTGTTGATTTTCGCAAGTAATCAAAACATATTCAAATTTATTCAATTTTTGAGTCATGCGAAACAAAAAACGTGATTTTTCATTCAAATTACTAGCTATCGCAAAGCGTTTGAAGTCTTGAGGGCGTAGATAAATACGTAATAATTCAATGAAAGCTTGTCGATCTAGTGTATTTTTCATGTCATTTCACGTGTTGCATTGACGGCATCGTATTGTGATTTGCGTGATGCGCTCGATAATTCAACAAAGCGTTTGAATTGTTGTAAATCTTTAATATCACGTAGCAGCATATTGATTGCGTCTAATTGTTCGCTCAATTTTTCTTGCAATTCTTGCACTTGTTGCTCTAATTGCTCGATGCGATCGTTTTCTGACATGACATGCGTGACAACGAAGCGAATTTAGCACGTTGTGCGCGATCTGTCAATTGTTAATACTTTGTAAATAGTGAGTTGTTGCTGTATTTTTAAAAAGCCGTCCTAAAATAGGGAAAAAAAATTTGGGGTGAGGGGTAAAGTAAGCCCCCCTGGCGCGAGAGGCTACCCCCCGGTGAGGGCCGACGCGGTGGCCGACCCTACCGGCTGACGCGGCTTACCGGGCTGCGACGGCTGCGCCATAGGCTGCGGCGTGAGTGTTCCAGAGTTGCGCCCAGAGATCAGCGGCTGACATGGGCTCTTGGATGTCACAGATCAGCCAGCCGGCTTCTGTGGTAGGGCGTGAGACTGGCAGGCCTGTGAGGGCTGAGAGGCGGGCGGCAAGCTGAGCGGGCGAGGTGATCTCCACTCCGAGATGGGCGGCCACTGCTGCGGCTTCTGGAAGCCAGACTCGGCCGTTGCTACGGGCTAGCACTGAGCAGAGTCCAGCCCAAAACTGGGAGGATGCTTGGCGCTCGGGTGAGAGGTCGCCATAGGTTGCGGGGTTGATCACTGGGCCAGCCTTGACCTTTGCGGTGGGTTTGGGTTCTGCGGGTTTAGGGCTGCTGAGTTTGCCGGTCCAGCCAAGCTGCTCCAGTGCTGCGCGGTCGCGATCGGTGAGGGATTGCGCCAGCTGCTCAGGGGCTGCGGTGCTGCGGCTGGTGGTGCGGCTGGGGTTGGCCTTGGCGCTGGCTTGAAGCGCAGCCATCAGCAGGGCCGCTGGGTCTTTGGCGTGCACGGTGACCTCTACGGTCGCCTGTTCGCGGGTGTAACCGGCACGGGCGGCCTTGGTGGCTTTGGCGTTGTTGGCGTTGGTCATTGGTCTTTGATCTGTGGTTGTAGGGGGAGAGGCATGAGCCTCTCAGAGAACCCTGCGCGGGCTCTGGGAGAGGATCAGCGTTGGTGGCAGTGGTCTGCGCTGATGTGGGCGGCCTTGGCTTCCTGACGGCAAAGGTCAAGGGCAAGGGCTCGGTTGATGGCTGAGCACCAAACGATCGTCAGTGCACAAGCTGAGCCGGCAAGGGCACCGGCAAAAACGGTCAACAGAACTGGGCGCATGGGGCTGTGATTTGAGGTTGTTGGACGGGTGCGGCGCGTGCTGGTTCAGCATGGCGCCTTCACGCTGCGCGTGGCTACGGACCCGGCGGAGCAAGCGCGCCTGTGGCTCGGGCGCAAGGCCGCGTTTCCGGCGGT